AACTGTCGCTTAAATCTACTGGCTTGGTTTCATCTTCATCACCCATTAACTTACTCAATTCATCTAAATCAAACCCCGTCAACTCTAAATCAAACCCGAAATCCTCAAGCTCTGCAAACTCAATGGCAAGCATGGCATCATCCCAGCCGCTATTTAATGCCAGCTTATTGTCTGCAATGATATAGGCTTTCTTTTGTGCTTCGGATAGGTGGCTTAGTTCAATCGTTGGAACTTCTTCCATGCCGATCTTCTTAGCTGCCATTAAGCGCCCATGACCGGCAATAATGCCATTGTCACCGTCTGTCAGTATGGGATTAGTGAATCCAAATTCTTTTATTGATGACGCGATTTGTATTACTTGCGCTTCGCTATGAGTACGCGAGTTATTAACGTAGGGGATAAGGTCTAGGACGTTTCTTTGTATGATTTTCATTTATTGCTTAACGATGACCCGATGGTTCAACCACTGGAATACTAAATTAGTGGCAAATGTCAACATACCCAAGACCACACCGAAAGCGGCTGCATGACTGTCTAATACTGATAACCAATCACCCGCCACTAGACCACCGCTTATTGTGTATGTGCTGGTTTGTAATACTGAGGCGACTTTCTCGATGTGCTCTGAGTAGGCCATTACAACCCCTTAACCCAGAGTGTGGCGAGTTCAATCGCTACGTTTAGAATCAGTGCGGTTGCGTCACCGGCTAGAATCTGTAAATCTTTGAATACTGCTTTGCGTTTCTGCGGGCCAGTTAACTTAGTGTCTCCATTAATTGTTGATACTAAGTGCCTGGCATCTGTCCAAAGCTTGCCGCCTAGAATTAACGCTGAGAAATTGCTGATGACTATATTTTTTACGTTCATTCATTCCACCTGACAGGATAGGACGGCTTGACCGCCATCAATAATGTTTGTTGACCAGCCTAGTGGCTCGATTGCTTTGGGTAGCACTTCACATTTATTTATCATGGTGCAGTTTGTCAGGAGTAACGACACCCACAGCACCGCTAAGAGCCATGCCCAAAGCGATAATAGATTCAGCTTGTTCACCCTTGAAAGCAACCAGACCAAAGCTTGTAGCTACCCAGATAGCCGCACGCCAGCTTGACGGCTCTTGTAGTCGTGCTATAAAAAATTCTTTCATATCGCATAAACTCCCGTCATCATTTGTGTAGCTAATTCTTGCGCTCTGTCACCAACGTCATCTTTCCATTTGCTGTTGAGCATTTCAGTAGCGGCTTTTTGGTAATCTTTCTTTTCGAGGGCAAGAATCATTTTCTTGAACTTGAGCAGACCGACTAAGCCTAAGTTATACGTCATGTTGATGAGGACATCCTGACGGACGGTATCGAGGCGGTTAATCACTGGTAGGGCTTCTTCGAGCTGGTCGGTTATCTTTGCAATCATGAGCTTTAACAGTCGTTCGGCTTCATACTCACCCATACCAACGAGTTGAGCGTGATAGAGTTCGAGGCTGGACAATTTAAGCGGATTAGCTGATAAGTTGTAACCATAGCCTATCGTTTTCTTGCCTGCTGTGCAGCGGTAGGTATGCGCCCTATAGCCTTCATGCCGCTTTATCTGTTCGATTAATTGATCCATAAACCTCACCCATATTATTTGGGGTTAGTTTATGTTTTATAGCCCTTAATTGGCAGGTGAAGCACTTCACGTTAAAACAAGTCAGACTGACTGGTATTAACCTCTTTTCCTAGTATCGTAAATATTTGTCTGTCGGTTAGCTGATACTTTTGCGTTAACTGATTCATGGTTAGGGTTTCTCTATCAGATTTAATTTTTAAGTTGCGATTGTGAAGCAACGTCTTGTAACAACGAGGGATGAAGATAGGATTACCCCCAAACCGCTTGCATAATTTAGCCCATGAATCTTTACTAACAACGCTGGGTCTATCTGGGTTTTTAGGGAAGAAAACAGCATTTCCACCAAATGCCTTAATAAGCACCTGTGTTTCCTGTTCACCAATTAAACTTATGATTTCAACAACAGATTCAGGAATGATAATATTTACCTTTGATGTTCCGGTGCGATTGATAATAAAGGCTGTTCCAGTTTGCAATCTATACATACCCGTTTATTGAACGAGAAATAAACCGCCCAGTGGGTATGTTTGCATTGCTTCTTTAAATGCGCTGGTAGGTTGAATAGATTAATCGGTTGCAGATTCAGCATAGGCCAGTTAATCATTTATGTGTTTTCCTCCATAAATCAAAAAGTATTGCCGGTGATGCAATGATTAAAACCACTGTCAGCAATGCCCTGATAATAATCATCTCGATAAAACGCTTCATCATGGCCACCGATTTAGCTGGTACATGACAAACATAAATATAATTACTGATAAATAAAATGGGATGGAAAATAGTTCAGTCATTAGTATTCCTTAAATCTCAAAAATCATTTTGCTAACACCTTTTTGATATTCTTTTTTCAAAATCATGGTTGTAAATTTCCCATCGTCAAAGCCAAAGGCGCTGCACATCCCATCTATATGTGCCTTACATGAAGCAACCGCGTTATCTAGATCTCTGTTATGCAGCGTTGGATAAATAAAAGTAATGCTGAGTGTTTCAACATAAATATTTTGTGGGTTCCTATGCCAAGCCGCTAAAGTCAATAATCTGGCTGTTTCCTTTGCCTTGTCTTTAGCCGCCCGATAAGCTTGATAATGCTTGCCGTTTTTATTGTTTGGGCTGAGTTTTTTGTCTGGTAAATCAAACTCGATTATCATTTTGTTGTAACCATCCCATTTGCTATCCAATAATCCTGCGTTCTCTTTATGCCTTCGTAGTGCATCAGTTTCAACTCTGCGCCTGTGTATTCGTGCGAGCTTCGACTAACGCGCCCATCAAGCATGTCATGACAACTGCTACAGCAATATGCACCATGAATGTCATGTGTTTTCATTCCCATACCGCCACCGTTTAAGTGTGCCAATACCACCGTTTCAGTATCTCGATTGCATACGCCAGGTATCCGAACTAAGCACTCTTGACCGCGTGCGCTTTTTCTTAAATTACTCATGCGCTGTAAACCTCACGTCTAACTCTGACACCGCGTAGGCGTATAACTGCTCGAAATACACACTCATACCCTTAGTCGTCAGCTTCGTTGTGCTACCGACCATTTTGAGCGTACCGTCGGGCATTTCCTGCCATTTCACATAAGTTGGCAGGGTTAGTTCTTCGTGTGCTTCGTCCGGTAAAAACAATGCTTTCAAGTGTTCATGCCAGACCGCAGGTGTAAAGCCTTTGCCGTTGATTCTGACTTGCCGCGAAATGTCGCCCAATATCGCTTTCCATTGGTATTTGTTTTGCCCGCCAGTACGTTTTTTGACGTGCTTTTGTATGACCACTTCAATGCTTCTATCGGTGGGCAAATCACCTATAGTTTTCTGGGCGTGAAAAGCCCCGCGTTCATCAATTACAAAAGTTACTTTCAATATCGCCTCCCACTGACTTTAACTGACATATCTCTAACGCCCTGAAATTCACCGGCACGCATAACCACCTTGTCGTTAATTTTTATGGCTTTAGCTTTCACTGTAAAACTACTTTCTATCATGTCTATAAACTCCAGCATTTTCAGTCAGGAGTTTGCTTTTAAAATGGCGTAGTCGTTAAAATCATACTTAACGCCATAATCTTCAATGCTTGCTTGGTCGATCAACGTAACCACTCGCACCGTTTTTCCTTCTTTCACTTTTAAGCGGTTAGCCAAATCATAAGCTGCTTTCTGCCCGGTAAAGCTTTCATCTGAATCTGCATAAATCCACACAACTTTGACGCTTTCAGGAATGACAACATTATTCATGGCTTGGGCTGATCCTGCCGCCCAGCAAGGCACGCCTGAATCTTCTGTTACGCATAACGCGGTTTCTATGCCCTCAGCTATTGCCAATACACCTTCAGCCTTAAATAGTCGAATGCTTGCCCCTGCCAATGAATGAATGACCGGTAATACCTTTCTAGGCGTTTGCACATCGGCTTTCGTGCCGTCCTCACTTAAATATGTA